GAATGTAACCAGCATGGCGCAAATCCCCTTTGATTTGATGATGCTGGCAAAGAAATGCCGCCGATAGTTCTGCTACTAATTCCTCAAAAGCATACTCAGCGTTTCCGAATTTACCTTTTGATAAATCTCTGTCGCATCTAGTCTTATCGCTAGTCCAGTGCGCTAATTCATGGAATGCAGTTGCATAGTAATGTTCGGAACTCTGGAAAACCCCTAGTTCTGGCATTCTGATCACATCAGCGGAAGGAATGTAGCAAGCGGTATCGCCGCCGTGAACTATGTTTGCTCCGGTAGCTGCGATTCGCTTATCGCATGATTCGTTGCGAGCATTGTCGGAAATGGTATCGCCGGAAGGAATGATTTCAATACCTTCCACTTGGCTAACATTGAACACAAAGTAAGCCTTAGCGAATTGATAAGCCTTTTCCTCACCCTCAGGATTAGTGGATTTGGCCTGACTCCAGAAAACAATCTTTGTACCCTTCTCACCCTTTTTTACTTGCCCGCCAAGCTGTTCCCATTGTTTGTATGTACCCCATACTGGTACGGCATAAGACAGGCCGCGCATAGCTAGGATCAAGCGATTGATGCCGCGATAAGGCTTTTGCGAGATGATGTTTTTATCAGCCCCTTGTGGAGCATTCCAAGGCTTTACCCATGGCGCAGCACCTTTTTCTAGTTCTGTGATGATGCTGTCTGTGATTTCTTGATAGATAGTCATTTTCTAATCTCCAATCTAATGTTGACTAATGGTAATTACTTGGCTTCGCGCTCTAGTGTGATACCGACAAACCAGCTAACGAAAGCGATTATCAGCGCACCAAGTGAGCAGAGAAACTCACCATGTATTGTGAAAACCAATGACCATAAAGTGAAGGCGAGAAACACTAGCATGGCGATTGTTGATTGTTTCATTGTCTAATCTCCTGTAAGGAATTGATGAGTACTGCAGTACCTATATTAGGTATGATTACCTTATTATGCAAATTGATTGTTGCTATATATGTTGTTATGACGATATATTTTAACTATATCTATATATATATATGTATTCCTATAATTCCTTATAAATATGCTATCAGTATATATATGGGATAATGCTTTGGGGAAATAGTCTGATGACAGTCTAACAACACGCGCTCTCGTGTTGCTACTTTTCTATCGGGACAGTCTGTCGCCATAAAATCTATCAATATCGATGCCAGGATAGTCTGAAGCTACCAGGATCGGGTAATTTGGGATTGGTTGACGTTATCAGTCTGACAGTTGCTTGTTTGGCTACTTCGATGGTCGAGGTGGGGGTGGGATGGCGCGCCCCCCAACAAGCTCCCCCCAAAAGTTTTTTCATGTTTTTGTTATGCTGTGGTTTCTTCGCTGGCTTCTCCTCGTGGTGAGAAGAGCCTTAGCCCCCTTGTCGGGGGCTTTTTTTCGTATTAGTATGATTATGGTGGGAGGTGAGGATATGCAGACAGGAGTGATTATGGGGATTAGGGTAGAGAAGGGTGTTGCTCTGCCGATGGCGCGGGTGGACAGGAAGTATCCGCATGAAGAGATGGCGGTAGGAGATAGTTTCTTGATTGCAAATGTGAGTATGCAAGTGGTGTTGAACGCCAACTGGCGGGCGGGTAAGCGCCTGGGGTGGAAGTTTGTGGCGCGGAAAGAGGGGGATGGGATACGGGTATGGAGGACGTTATGAACGTGATTGAGTTACGGGAAGACTATGTGGACATGGCGCAGGATGATTACTGGGAGGCGGTACGCCGTATGAATCAGGCTGAGTTGATTATGGAGTTACGTCGCCAGCAGTCCAGGTCTGCCAACCTGTTGGCTGAGTGTTTGTCGGAGTTATCGCGCATGAAGAAGGTGGTGGATGGCAACGCCTACGCCTGAAGAGAGGTATCAGCGGGAGTTATTGCTGTCGCGCACGGTGTTAAAGAATGAGATGCAGAGAGCGATACGGGCGGTCACACCGAAAGAAAGACAAGCCCTAGTAGCTAGGTGGAAAGAGGATTACAAGCCGGAGGTTGCGCGGGAGTTGTTGCGCGTGGCAAGGAACCCTGAAGCGCGGCTGCGGATCGCAGACTGGAACTTAGAAGGTTTTGATAAGGAACGTCGTGTTAAAAAGATATGAAGACATCACGGTGGTGGCGATCTACGGGAATAACCGTATACGCGCTGCCATACCAGCGGTTCAGAAGACGTTAGATGCCTTACCTGGTTCCAAGCCTTTGTTGATTACGAATGAGGCCATAAGCACGGATTGGGATCAAAAGCCCTGTGCGCCTATGTCGTATGAGGGTTACAGCGACTTTGTGCTGTACTGCTTGCATAACTATATCCGCACCCCCTACGCGCTGATCGTGCAGCACGACGGGTGGGCGTTCTCAGGTGATGCTTGGAATGATGACTGGCTGAACTACGATTATGTGGGTGCGCCTACACACGCAGCCTTGCTGCCTAACGGGGAATACCACACGGGCTATAACTGGATCGGCAGAGAGAATCCTAAGGTGGTGCAGAACGGTGGTTTCTCGCTACGCAGCCGTGAGATGCTGGAAGCCCCTTCCTTTTTTGGCATCACGAAAACAACCGTGCCGGAGCCTACGCTCTACAACGAGGACATTCAGATTTGCTGCTTTATGCGCGAGTATCTGGAAACCTGTGGCATAAAGTTCTGCCCTGATGATGTGGCACGGTATTTTGCGTTTGAACACTTAAGTCTGTTTCATGAAGGGATGGACTTGCGGAAGGTGTTCGGACACCACAGCAGATTTAGACAGTTGTTAGAAAACGATGTCGTGATCTGGAAGTTGACACAAGAACAAATGGATAACATTCCTGGTGAACAAACGATTTACGATTTGTTTACTGATCACCACGGGTACACCGTACACAAGGCATGAAATTTAATCTCGCGCAGTTCTACAAGTTTTGCTCACAGTTAAAGATTGAAACAAAAGAGCAAGGCTTGAAAAAGATGGATGTGCTGCTAGGCACACAAACCTATGTGATGGATGAGATTGCACAGGGTCTGGCAGAAGACGTTCATTTCTTTGTCATCCTAAAAGGACGGCAGCTAGGTATCACCACAATCTCTTTGGCGTTAGACCTTTACTGGCACTTTATACACAATGGACTTCAAGGCACACTTACAACAGATACTGAAGAAAACCGAGATATGTTTCGGTCAACCCTTGCCATGTACATGGAAGGTCTTCCAAAAGAGTGGCGAATACCTCTCATTGCCCACAACCGGAATCAGCTTCAACTCAAGAACAGAAGCCGCCTCTTTTATCAAGTCGCAGGGTTACGGGCAAAAGGTAGCCTTGGTCGCGGTAAAGCCATTACCTTTCTCCACGGAACCGAAACTTCGTCCTGGGGCGATGAGGAAGGTCTAGCCTCCCTGCTAGCCTCACTCGCTGAAACGAATCCGAATCGTCTGTACATTTTCGAGTCCACAGCGCGGGGCTTTAATATGTTCCACGATATGTATGTCACTGCTAAGAAGGCGCGTACACAACGCGCTATCTTCTGTGGCTGGTGGCGTAACCAGTTCTACTCTATCGATGCTAACTCCCAAATCTATAAGGTCTATTGGGATGGCAAGCTAACGCCAGAAGAAAAAGAATGGACACGCGATATTAAGAAACTCTACGACGTAGAGATAAACAGCCGACAGATGGCATGGTGGCGTTGGAAGTTACATGAGGGCATCAAAGATGATGCGTTGATGTACCAGGAGTTCCCGCCCACTGAAGACTATGCGTTCATCATGACGGGTACAAGTTTCTTCTCGAACGCCCGTTGTACGGACATGATGAAGATCGCCAAGAAGATTGGCTGCGAGTATTACCGCTACAGCATGGGCGCGAACTTCCTGGACACGGAAGTGTTGAAGAGTACCGAGCGTTTGGCAACCTTGAAGATATGGGAGGAACCAGTTGATACGGCTTATTACGTTATTGGTGCAGACCCTGCTTATGGCAGTTCTGATTGGGCTGATCGTTTCTGCATACAAGTGTTCCGTTGCTACGCTGACGGTATGGAGCAGGTTGCGGAGTTTGCTACTCCCGAAATGAACACCTATCAGTTCGCGTGGGTAATCGCCCACCTTGCTGGCGCATACAAGAACTCAACCCTTAACTTGGAAGTCAATGGCCCTGGTCAGGCCGTGATCAACGAACTGCGTAACCTTAAACGCCAAGCGTCTGCGCTTGCTGGTCAAGCAGGATATGACCTGATGAACGTCTTAGGTAGCATGAGTAACTACATCTGGCGGCGTAACGATACGCTAGGCGGGATGTCGAATTCGATTGGCTGGATTACTACATCACAGACCAAAGAGCGAATGCTGTCGTACATGAAAGACTATTTCGAGCGAAACATGATGGCAATCTATTCAACCGACCTGATTGAAGAGATGAAGACCATTGTGCGGGATGGTTCCAGCATTGAGGCCACAGGTCGCAACAAGGATGACCGAGTGATGGCAGCAGCCCTGGCTACCGCTGCATATGCAGAACAGGTGCAGCCGAGATTGATCGCACAGAAGTTGACCCGCGATAATTCGCGCAAGACAGATGAGATGACACCGGAGCAGGTGGCGGTTGGCAGAAATGTCAGTGACTACCTGAAACGGATTGGTATTTACGGAGGGGCGCAGTGATTGATGTGATTCCTAAAAAGGAATTGATCCGCATGATCAAAGCGTTTATGGCTGACAAGAATCGGGGCATCCCGCTGGAGTTGTTTGCTGAACTGTGTGGAGTAGACAAAACAACTCTGTACAACGTCTTTGATCATGAGAAATATCCGCTGACAGAACATATCCAGCGCAGAGTGTCTAAGGGTTATGACGCTTGGCGTAATGGAGAGATTGCCGTTATGGAAAGATATGGCAAGAAGTGGATAGAGTGGCGTAAGGTTCCGAAACTACGGATGGTGAGAGGGTATGGTCTGACCGTCAAAAATGGCGAAATTAAACTGGATTTGGGGATCAAGAATCGTCTTGATTATTCTGGTTATTCACTTGATGAC